TATAGGTCACCGTTAGAGTTTAGACCAGTGTAGAATACAAGACCACCGTCTTGCTTCTTAGACTGTGCGTAGAAGTCCTGAGTTGTGGAAAGAATAACTTCCTGTCTAGCAGGTAGACCAGTGGAGTAGTTACCTGGACCAAAACCAAGGTATTCAAACGTGTGGTTACCAGCACGAGCGATAGATGGTCGTCGCAATTCAACATAGAATCTCTGATCAACAACAACTGTGCTGTCACCAGCGATAGAGATCTTACGATCTTCAGATCCAGAACTTGCATTACCTGATTGTGCCTTAAGTGTATTATTACCAGTGTAATTATTGTTCTTAAGTGCCTCAGTAGCAAGGAAGTCAATGACAGATTCTTTAGTAGTTGAACCTTTGAAGTCGTTAACTCTAACTAAACCATGAACATAGTTGTCAGCAGCAGAGTATGTTGCTGGAGGATCAACAGCATTAGGATCAACTTGCTTGAACCATAGAGGATCGTTCTTATAGTTGAGTGGATATAGTTTGCTGATTGGTTGAGAGAACTTGAAGTTCCTGAAGTTATTAAGGTTACCAGCACCAGTTGGGAATGGAGAAATGTTACCACGAACAACAGTTAGATAGTAAATACCATCTTGCTGATCAAAAATACGTCTCTGGATTTCCTCAACATCATACACATAGAATGTATCATCAAGTTCACCACAGTCAGTTACAGACTCAACGTAGAATTGTACGTTGGCAGCGTCAGTAATAATATCACCAGGAGTGATAGTGTAAACCTTAGCACCGTTTTGTCTGTAGTAGAATTGTGGTAGATTTTCTTTGATAAGATCCTTGCGTACAAGTGACTTACCACCATCAGGGAAGTCTAGTAGATCTGCAAATACAGTTCCCTGTGTAAATCTAATGTTATCAGTAGAAGAGTACTTGATCTCACCAGATACACCCTTAATAATTAGGTGCCATGTAGTAGTACCAGGTACATTCAATGCAGCATGAAGATAACCAGAACCAGATGAATTACCAGCCCATGTTACAGCGTTTGCAGAAACATTCTGTGTCTTGTCAACAACAAAACTACCACCCTGAGGTGCAGTTACTTTGACTGTTGTAAAGATTTCATTCTTTAGACCAGTATTTGTAATGTTGTGATCAAATACTGTAAGTTCTAGATACTCATTGCTATTCTCTGTGTAGTATCTACCAGATTGAATAGACATTGAAACATAGTTTGATGTCTCAATAACTCTTGTGTATTCCTTAGCACCTTTAGTATCTCTCTTATATGGATCATAGAAGATGTCCTCACCAGCAGCATTAGTCTTGACAATGCTATTGGATGTGAAGTCAGCATCAGTGAAACCAATAATCTCGTTGGAGTTTCCACTATCTGTTGTGTTAAAGAACTTCGCCTTAGTTACATTACCAGATACAGGCTTAAGTCTGATCTTCTGTGGTAATAGTTTTCTAGTCTCGTCTTTTCTTGCTTTGATGGTGAATCCATTTAGAGGATCACGAACAGACTTAAGATACTTAGGAATTACATAACGTAGACGATAAATTCTATCTAGAGCAGTTCTTTCAGAATCATCAATTCTTTCATAGTAAGAGTCATTCGTCTTATTATTACCAGATGCATCACTATAGGTGCTATCATGGAATCTAGAAAGAATGCTTTGAGGATCATAGTCAGAAGAGTTAGGAGTAGACTCATTCTTAACATTCAAATACCACTTACCCTTAGCACTTGTACCAACGTTACCATCATATGTTGGATCGTAACGCATGGGTGACTCACGCTTATCTGCGAATGCAGAGAAGTTGTAAGTGCCACTGTTAAGAGGAACAAAGATAATAGGATTAGTTGATGCAATAGCATCAGCATGTGTCTTATGGATTGTAATTACTTTAGCAGTATTATACCTAGCATAGAAGAACTTATCTCCTCTGAGTCTGCTATTGCTATCAGCAACATCAGGATCATTAGCAGAGGATCCACCTACGACTGGTAGATTGCCACCCTCATTTGCTCTAAAGAATACTTTATGAGGTGTGACTGAAGCATTAGGAACATCAAAGATGTGTGGAACATCAGTGATAATACCACCACTTACACCAGTTGATAGTACGCAATTATATTCATGTAGATCATACTTGTCATCAAGAACGAACTGATAGATATCAATCTCAATGTCTGGATGAATTGCCTCTACTTCAGCAGAGTGAATGTAAATACCAGCAGCAGCGTTATCCTTACTGCTTGCAAGCATCAACTTAGTTTGATCGCTACCATTGAATGTAGTGTTACTAGCATAGTTTTCTGGTCTTGTATTTCTGCCAGGTGCAATTACATAATACTCAGTATTAGTATCAAAACCATTTGGTAGTCTTACATTACGCTTATCAACTTCAACATACTTGTTCTGTACAGTGTCATAACGTGGGCGTGGAACCAATCTTACTGGTGTTCCAGTCTCTAGTTGGTGAGGATTGGATCCTGATGTAGGACCAGGTGTCCAGTCCTTGAGTCCCCAAATAGTTGCACGTGCAGATAGATCAGATGTAGCACTAGAAGGTTGAGTTCTAGTAACAGTACCGACACCAGTCTGGATGATTGTTGTGATGTTAGCAAAATACTGACGAATAGTATTAGCAACGCCATTACATTCTGGATAGACTGTATCCTGTGTGATAGTATCATCTACGTCAGGAGTATATGCTGTTGTATAACGACCAGCAGGTAGAGTGAAGTAGAGATATGAATTAGAAGTATCAGCAGTAGCATTAACAGCATTACCTGTTGATAGTCCTACTGGGGAGACAGTTCTATCAATTGCTGCTAGGTTGCCCTGTGTATTGATTGTATCTGTAATTAACTTGTATAGAGAAGAAATTGCAGAAGCAACATTCTGACAAGGACCGTTAGAGATATTTCTAGTTACACTTGCAAGTGATGCTGGAGTTGTTACAGTATCAGTAACAATCTTAAAGAGACTTTCAATAGTATTCTTAACATTATCACATCTGCTCTCACCAGTATGTCCTGTTCTGGTTACGCCAGCAAGACTTTCAGGTGTAGTAATAGCATTCTTAACAATGGTAGTTAGAGTAGTAATTGAAGACTCTACAGCATTACACTTGAATACTGATTGAGTACGAGCAACACCATTAAGTGTTGAGTTATTACTAATAGCATTAGTCAAGATGGTTGACAATGTAGTAATAGCAGTAGTTTCTGCTGCTAGTTGCTGAGCAGTCCAGTTGCTAGTACCAGATGCAGGATAAGTGATCTGTACAATATTTGTGTGACCACCAACAGTAACTGCCTCACTCTTAATTACTTGAAGAGCAATATCCTTTAGGTGATTGATTGCTTCTACTGTCTCTGCAATAGAACCAGGTCCTACAGCACCACCAACATAGAGATTGGCAGTATCCCAAACTCTATCGTTACCACCATGCTTAACATTGTGAGCAATAACATCAACGATATCCTTTAGATCATCCTTACAGTCATTGATTGAGTAACCAACAGGAGACTGGTAAGAAGGATTGTTGGCAATCATTCTGCCGAGTGCAATGTCAGCAATGAAGTTCTTATTCTGTGTAAGCAAACTAGCAGCATCAGAAGCTTGGTTGCTAACAATGCTTAGATTATCACCTGTAATTGTGTTATCAAATGTCTGAGTTAATCCATGCTTACCAACAACGAGAACTTTCTCATTTCTCATTGCTTGAATCATGATCTCACTAGCATCTTGGAATGCTTCTAGTGTCTGAGTCTCTTCACCAGCAACATGAGCACCTGTAACATACAGTTGTGCCATATCCCAGACTCTATCATTACCACCAAATCCTACGTTGAAAGCAACTTCAACAACAAAGTCTTTGATGTCATCAATACAGTCTTGCTTGTTACCAGTTGGAGGTAAGAAACCAGGATGATTGATTAACATTCTCTCGTATGCTTCAGCAGCAATAAATGCAGCATTAGAATTGAGGAGATTGTATGCATCACCAGCACCATTGTTTATGGCAGTCTGCGTATCAAGAGTAATTGTGGTATCATATGTTTGATGTAGACCATGAGAACCAATCGCAAGAATCTTCTGGTTCTTGATAACCTGAGCTGCCATATCTTTGGCGTGCTCAAATACAATGTTAGTCTCTGTCTCTTCACCTGCAACGTGAGCACCTGTCTTATAAGAATAAGCAGCATCCCATGTCTTATCGTTACCACCGTATGCAACGTTATCTGCGATTGCTTCTAGTAGATCTCTGACATCATCAATACAGTCAGAATTATGATATGTTCTATTACCTGCAACAGAGAAGATCTTATGTACCGAGTCAGTCTTAGCAGATACAAATGTATGTGCGTAGTTACCACCAGCAATTAGAGCATTTGCTGTAGCAGATACAAACTGATGGACATATTGATCGCCAGCAGCAGAAGCACCTACGTTGACGGTAATTTTATTACCATTAACTTGGATAGCATTAGTTGCAGATCTCTTGAATGTGTGAACACCAGCGGGTTCATGCTTAACACTATTTGCAGTAGCACTTACAAATGTATGTGCAGACTGTGGTAGGTATTGAATTGCTTCACTGAGAGCACTTACAAATGTGTGAACGTACTGGTTGTTTGCATCAGCATCAAAACCAACGTTGAATGTAATGTCTCCAGTCTGCTTCTTAATACCACCAGCAGTAGCACTTACGAATGTATGTGTAGAGTTGTCAGAAGACTTACCTACGTTAACTGTGAATGTGTCGTTGGTCTTGCTTCTAATTTGTAACCAACGGTTGCTAGGATAATCAAATCCAGTACGAGGATACTGCTTGTTAGAAACATTACCATCTAGACTGCAACTAAATGTGAGTGAATTGTCAGAAACCTGAATGTAGTCACCACCATTAGAAACAGAGTTAGCAACAGCAGACACAAATGTGTGGACAGTTGTGTTGGTAGATGGGGAGTAATCAAGAATCTGTACATCAAATGTATTTGTAGTTACATTAGATACAGTAAGATTTCTGCCACTTGCAGGATCACTTGGTCTAGGATAAGAATGGTTTGTTAGGTTGCCATCTTGTGTGCATGTAAACTTCAGTGCATAATCAGCAAGTCTTACAAAATCATTGTTATCCAAACCATGATTTGGAATTGTAAGAGTTACAATACCTGTAGTTGGATTGTATACAGCATTTGTAGGTGTGAATACCGCAGGACCTTGGAATCCATGATTAGCAACGGTGATTGTTAGATCACCAGTTGCAGGATCATATGCAGCATTAGTAGCAGTGTGACTAGAAGAACTTACATCTGTAATTCTGATTGACTTACCTGCTTTTGGATCTGTGCCAGGACGAGGATAAGAATGCTGAGTTGCATTGTTATCTTTAGAACAAGTAAAGGTTAGTGAATTATCTTTAAGAACAATATCATCCCCTACACGCAAGCCATGTTGTCCTATGGTGGCTACCATAACACCCGTTGCAGCGTTATAAGAAGCACCTGAAGGCTTGAAGAACTTGTTAGTTCCAGCATTACCAACCTTGACTGTAATTGTATCTGCTGTTACAGACTTGATCTTGAGTGATCTGCCAGATGCTTGATCTCTTCCTGCACGTGGATATGTTTGGGCAGTATCATTGCCATCCATGGTGCATTTGAAGGACAATGCATCATTTTCAATTAGAACACCATCACCCTTAGAAAGGTTATGAGATCCAATAGTTAGAACTAAATCACCACTAGCAGGATCATAAGTTGCATTTGTTGGTGTGAATTGTTGGTTAGCACCAGCAGCACCTACAGATACCTTGAATGTATCAGCAGTTACATTAGAAACTGTCAACCACTCACCATCAGCGGGATCGCCTTCTCTTGGATACTTATGCTCAGTAGCATTGTTATCCATTGCACATGTGAATGTCAGAGAATCCGTTGCGAGTTGAATTCTATCACCATTGACTAGACCATGAGCAGTCTTTGTAAAGACTAGATCGCCATTAGCAGGAGTATATGCAGCATCAGTTGGAGTGAAATAAGAGTTACCAACTTTAGTAATCTTAAGTGAATTTTGATATGCTCTATCCTTTCTTCTAACAATAGCATTTGCAGCAGCACTTACGAATGTATGTACTGAGGTATTGGTAGAAGGTGTGATATCCAATGTTTGAATATCAAATGTATTTGTAGTTACATTAGATACTGGAATGAACTTACCACTAATAGGATCAGTAGCACGAGGATATGTTTTTTGTGTCTGATTATTATCAGCAGCACAAGTAAATGTAAGTGAGTTATCAACAACATTGATTAGATCACCATTCTCAAACCCATGAGCATTCAGAGTAAATGTTAGAATACCTGTAGTTGGGTTGTATGCAGCATCTGTTGGTGTATGCTGAGTTGTATCACTTCTAGGATATACGTGATCAGTAGCGTAACTATCTTGAGAACACTTGAAGGTTAGAGAACCATCAGCAATTCTAACTGCTTGACCTTGCTGTAATTTATTGTTGTTAATAGTTAACTCAAGGTCACCAGTTGCAGGATTATAATCTGCATCAGTAACATTGTAATTAACAGTTGGTGACTTGCCAACGTTAATTGTAAATGTATCAGTAGTTGATGCTGTAAGTGGGAGAATCTTGTTTGCAGCAGGATCGCTAATACGTGGGTAGGAATGCTGTGTAGCATTTCCATCCATAGCACAACTAAAGTTTAATGCATTATAATCAATTCTAACAGCATCATTTTCAGAAAGAACACCATTGCTTACAGCAGATACAAATGTATGTGGATACTGATCAGCAGGAGCAGATTCACCAACGTTAACTTCAAATGTATCGTTAGTCTTGTTAGAAATTGTTAACCACTTTAGACTAGAGGGATCAGTTGCACGTGGATAAGTATGCTGAGTTGCATTACTATCTTTGGTGCATGTGAAAGTAATTGAATTATCCTTAATTAGAATTCTCTGTCCATTAGTGAATCCATGACCAGCAATGGTCAATACCAATTTACCACTGGATGGTGTGTATACAGCGTTTGTAACTGTATGCTCACTTGCCTTGGTCATACCATGACCAGCAGCAGTGATAACCATTTCACCAGTTGCAGCATTGTAAGTTGCAGCTGTGGGAGTATACTTCTGTACAGAAGAACCAAGAATCATTCTTTCAACTGCCTCAGCAGCAATTAGATTCTTGTTAGCAAGAATTAGATTACGAGCATCACCATTTCTATCAGCAACTAATTCTGGTTGATCAGTAGCAACAGGATCATTAGCAGTAACCTTAGACTGTGTTAAACCATGAGCACCGAAGACAAATACATCTTCTTTACGCATGACCTGAACTGCCATGTCCTTACAATAGTTGAATGCTGCAAGAGTCTCGTTCTTGTTTGTTACTGCGTTTGTAACAGAACCTCTCTCGTAATAATCAGCAGCATCCCATGTTTCAGCATTACCACCATAACCTGTGTTATCTGCAACAGCATCAATTGCTGTCTCTAAGTCAGCGATAAATGTAGCTTTGGTGTATCCAGCAGCAGGTGTATAACTAGGATAATCAAGAAGCATTCTCTCATATGCTTCGTTAGCAATGAATGTCTTGTTATTAACGATCAATGCACGGGCATCACCAAAACGACCTGTTACAAACTGTTTTTGTGCAGTTTGAGCATTGTCGCCCAACTCAATAGATGCAGAGTCAAGAACTCTCTTAACAAATGTATTGTTAGGAATTACAGGGTTTGTTGGTCTGGTAGCACCAGCATTTAATTTTCCATTAGTGAACTGACTAGGATCATAGTCAGCAACTGTCATACCCTCAACAACACCACTGGTATCACCGATGTTGACGATTGCACTATTATTAGTTGTAGTTACACCTTCACGCAAATACGTAAAGTTACGCATTGCAGCAATAGCAAGATCCTTGGCGTAGTTATAACCCTCTAGAGTTTCAGTTAGTTCACCGTCAATATAAGATAGGTTGTTACCAACGAAATATGCTTCAGCAGCTTGAATAGTATTGATGTTGCCACCAAGTCTCAAATCTTGTACTGTGGCGTCAATTAGATAACCAACGTCTCTACGACACTTGGTAATAGTAATAGTCTCTTTTACCTTGAGTGCTGGATACTTAGCAAGAATTCTGTCATATGCTTCATGAGCAATGAAGTCTTTGTTTGCTTCAATTCTATCAGCAGCATCAAGAATTTTATTATTAATAGTGACACCTGATGGATTCAGAATATCAGCAGTTGCAGTAAACTTCTTGAAACCACTAGGTTCTAGAGTTGCAAAGAATGTGTTATTACCACCAGCAGTTCTTGGGTTTAACTTGACATATAGTTTGTCGTCTGTCTTAGCACCAATTCTATAACCACCAATAGTAGCAGCAGGACGCTTTTTAGGATCAATTGCGTCATCATCACCATGATAGATCTTGGTGTGGTTGCCAGGATCATTAGATGCATAAACATCTAGAGTATAATATGACTGTCTCTTCTTATTACCAGAAGTTTCATCAACAGTCTTAGGAGGAACAATGTCAGTAATATATCCACCTTTGTCCTGACTGAACGCAAATCCTTTATGACCGATTGCGTGTAGTGAGGTGTTACCAAAGTTGGAGTTAGAGTTGGTGATAGACATATCACCACCACTTTCCATTAGGAAGTGATCAGCGAAACCAACAGCGAAGATACTAACACACTGAATAAATGCGTCTTCAGATGCACGAACGTGGAAGTTTCTCCAGTCATCTTTCCAGAATGCATCACCCTTAGTATGATAAGGTACTGTTGCGAATGCGTCTGTTAGAGATGCTTGGTTGAATGTGTTTGTAAATTCATCGTATCTGATGAATGCTCTGTCGTCTTTCTGTAGAGAAACACCCGTGTACTGAGCGATAACCATGGATTTGAATCCAGTGGCTTTTAGACCATTCGCCCAGATACCGCAAATACCCCACGTAGAACGGATGGAACAGTTGAAGACGTAGGGGGATGCAGACTCAACAGAGTCAACTTCTGCTTTTACGACTGCATTAGAGTTTAAGCCGTTTGCTGTGGTATAAGTTGTACCACTAACAAGACTAGTATTTGTACCTAGTGTGCTTACACTACCAGGAATTTGGTAAGAGAATTTTTTCTTATCTACCAGATCAAGAGATGAGATTGAGAATGTACCATCAATCTGATCATCTAGACCATTGTTTTCAATAGCGATGAACTGGTTCCTGAAGTAACCATGATTAACTTTTGTGGTAACTTCAACAGTGATAGTTCCTCTTGGAGAAGAATCTGTACACTTAATAGACTCAATAGCACGGATGTCAGAAAGAGGACCTACAATTCTGTTCTCTTCAATTCTGTCACCAAATTCATTGGCATCATCAATTGTTGGTTGATACTCAGAAAATGCTTTTGCAATCTTCTGATAGTAAAGACCTAGTTCTTCTTTATCTGCATATTCAAATACAGTTAGTTTGTGGTGAGAGAAGTTAGGTACAGCAAGTTGAGTCCATGCACTGCCAGGACTGTCAGCAGGTGGTGTTTGATAATATACTTTTGCAACACCATCGGTTGAATTATATAATGGTGATGTTGGTTCTAGATCGCCATCCTTGATGGTAAACTGCCAGAAATATGTACCACCAGTTACGTTGAAGATTGCTGATCTTGCTTCAATTGGATCAGCAGGATCGGGAACATATAAAGGACGTACAATAGTTCTACGTAGATCGTAACCAATGATAGAAGAACCACGAGGAATAATAACACCACCCTCTGTGTTATTAAACTTATAAAGAATGTTGTTTGGATCTGAGAGATCTAGAATGGAATCATCATTCCACTCACTTAATGCTTGATCAAAATTAAAGGCGTTGATGCCAGTAGTAGAAGTAAGACCAGGACGGTTATCAATGTAATGGTTACCAGGCATCACCATAACGGTGAATTGGTCAAACCTGTCGTTGTCTATGCCAGGTACATATGAGAAACGTGAAATCTCAATAAATGCTCTTTGAAGAGATTTAAAAGGTCTAATAGGGGAGTTACCTCTATTATTAAGTTCATCTGACGCATTAAAATCGTCAGGAGACACATACAAATACTTACCAGTTTTAGAACTAATAAGATTGTCAAGTCTAGTCAATGCCATATTCTTCTACTCAGGATGGGTGGTCCGATCTCAGTTTATTTATACAAGAAAAACCCTTGATTTGACAAGGGTTCTAAGATTTTAGGTTCAAGTAATTTGAACCATGTAATAAAAACGACTCAGGTAGGATTTGAACCTACGACCGACTGCTTAGAAGGCAGTTGCTCTACTCCACTGAGCTACTGAGCCAAGAAATCACTGTTGCCAGTGATAGTGATAGAAATTACCTCTGGGGTGACACATCGGATCTTGTGATGATACCCGATATCTTAGCATACGTTGACCTTTGAAGTCTGTGCGGTCACCAATAATATCATATGCCTGTAACATTCTGTTATTGTCTTGCAGACGAACCATAACTGATGGTTTGGGGGAATTGATATAATTATGCTTCAATCCCTCATACTGACCAGACGAAAGTACCACACCCTTAACTGTATTTGGGTACAATGGAGAACGTACCCTATTCAAGATTGATACCGCAACGCAGTATTCGTCCATAGTATTAGGTGCTGCCTCTACCTGTACGGTTCGGGCAAGGTAAGTGTAGTCAACTGCACTGAGTGCCAGCAATGTTTCCAGAATCAAGATACTCTCGCAAAGGATTAAGAGGGGGCATTACACCCCCAAGGGTTGTTGGGTTACAAGGACAACCTATCCCCGATCTCCCCTAATGGGTCAAGCAGCAACTAGTTCACGGGTGCGAACTGGAGCAACTGGACGGGAGAATGCAACGATGTTATTCGCTGCGGTGTTAGATGTGTTTGCATCTGTTGTTTGCTTATCCAAGCAGGTTTCAGTCACGATCGTAATACCCCGTCAAAACCATGGCACCCCCATACTCCCAAGGCTGGATTTGAACCAGCGACCGAGTGATTAACAGTCACCTGCTCTGCCACTGAGCTACTTGGGATCAGTGGAGGTGAGGGGAATTGAACCCCTGTCCGAAGCTATTCGTAAAGTCACCTATTCCCTCAGAAGAGGGAAAGCCACTCGTCGGACTTGAACCGACGACCTACGGTTTACAAAACCGTTGCTCTATCCAGCTGAGCTAGAGTGGCAAAGAGTACTATCTATAAGAGATAGCAGTAGGAGTGGGGGGACTTGAACCCCCACGGGCACATGCCCAACAGATTTTAAGTCTGGTGCGTCTACCGATTCCGCCACACTCCCAAATAGGACTACCGAGAATTGAACTCGGTTCACTCCGTTATAAGCAGAGGGCATTAACCAATATGCGATAGTCCCAGTGTTATGACGGTAGTAAAATTAAATCTGGCAGTTGTTTGATACCTGCATGAACCATACGATGGCAGTTAGAACATAAAGGAACGCACTTATCAACTTCGTCCTTTAGTTTATCATACGGTCCTGTCCTTGTCAACCCTGTGATGCTAACGGTTTTGGCGCTGTTGTCTGCATGATGAAGATCCATGCAGCACAATGGATACGATATGTTACAAATAACACAAGGTTTGGATTTGGCATCATCTACCAATTTTTGTCTGTTCGCAGGACCTCTTTGGTTTATTCTTTTTGTTTTACCATGTTTGCGAGCCCATTCACGTTGGTACTCTCTATTCTTGTCCTTGTCTTTGATGGGCATGTAATTTCTCTAGTGCTGCACGTACCTCTGGTGTTTCATCCCACTCCCATATGTTATTATGCTTAGGATTCTTTTTCTCTTGTACAAATGTTTTTTTCACGGTTTCGCTGCTCCTAAGTTTCATAAGTTTTGTTTAGTATGTAGATGACTTCACTACCCCAGACTAGTTTTCCATCTTTCCAACCTTGATCTCTGCTTTTGTAGTGATTACCATTGAACTGTACTGTAGATTTTACCACACCTCCTCGGATAATGCAAGCATCTGTTTTGACGGTTCCATCGTAATAGTCGCCAAGATGATGAAATATCATATCACAGCACTCGGAATGACTTTCCCAGTTAGGAGTCCAGTTCTCCACTATTATAGCACCATTTTCCTCTTTGACACGATGCCATTTATTTCTGTATGGATGATCCTCCCCCATATACTCATACCATTGCTTAGAGGAGAGTTCATACTCTCCAATACGTTCCCACCTGAGTTTGCAATGGGCGTATTTTGCTGGGTTTGATGACGCCTGATTCCAGTTATCATAAAACCCTTCTAGTTTATTACAAAAGTCACTAAGCATTTTAACGTAGGCATTAATATTTGTTTAGGAGTATCTATTTGTCGGTATCAACACAATAAATAATTGCAGAATAAGGGAGGTCAGAGATGTAGCGAAAGCGCCTATATTATGTTCTCAACCAATTCACAGGAGGTCTGTATGCACAACGCTATCAGCAGTAATCAATTAGCAGAGTGGAAACACTTTGATCAAGAACAGAATGCTAGTTACAAACTAGATCAAATTAACGATTATTACAACTGCATGATAGAAGCTCAAACGGACAGATCAGATCAACGAATATGCTTACATATTCTGGAATAAACTTTAAGTAAACATTCACGAAACCACCCGAAAGGGTGGTTTTTTATTAGTCTTCTTCGTCACCGAATGGCCATTCTTTTTCGTATTTTTCTGGATAAATTTCTCTGTTTTGTCTATCCAATTCCTTTTCAAAGTTATCTAAAAATGCTACACGTTGTTCCCAAGTTTGACCACTAGTTGATCCTTTTACTGGATTGATGCATCTTTCATCACCTTGTTCATTACAAACTAATCCTGCAAGATCATGTGGGCAACCTAGTTTTCCTGTAGACCAGTATAGTTGACCACCATACCAGTTTGCCCCACAGTGTGAACACGTTGAGGTAGAGAACTCGTCCATGGATTACTCCTTGATAGTGTCTTATTTATTTCTAAAACGTTCGGCCACGATCATTTCTCGTAGAAAATCCTGTGCGTAACTGTTCACCAACTGCCAGAAAGATTTACTAGCATTACCCTCAATTTCGTCAAACATATACATGTTCAATCTGAAAGCGTAATTTGCTTCAGCAATTAGGTTGTTAATTTCTGACTGATCAAGGTCTAGATTGTCTAGAACTGATCTATAATTAGATTTAAATTCTTTCGCATCCTGTATGAATGGAAATTCATAGAAATTAAGTCCTTTGCCAACGGGAGGTTTAAGAACTCTCTGCACAATCTGTTTAAGAATCTGTCCTCCAGATAAGTCTCCAATATACCTCGTATAGTGGTGAGCAATGAGGAGATAAGGATCTTGTTCTGCTACCTCATTGATCCTAAAACAGTATGTGTTACACGCATCTGTTGGTGTTATTTGATCCTTCCATTGAGGACCATAGTAATATTCTAAGTCGCTTTCAATAGCGTCTTTTCTTTCAAGAGACTCTGATCTGATCTGTTTGACCATTGAATCAGTTGTATCTTGAATCTTTTCTTCCATTGTGCTATAAACAAAATAGAAGTTTGCGAGAAGTTTACGGTACTCCTCTGGGTTAAGTACACCTCTCAAAAAAGAGGCGACAAATTTGGTATTCTCAGCAGCAGAATGAGACTGTTTAGTTCCATCCTTTAACTGCTTTGATATCTCCATATACATGTTAATCGTCTAAGAAAATAATCATATCTTCTGGATCGTCAAGGAAATCACTTTTTGGAACAATTGGTTCATAACGTCCAGTTCTATTTCTATCTAGATAACCATTGATCATGGCATCTACAGATTCACCGAACCATCTATCCATAGAATCTGCCATAGAACGATATCCAGTGCCAACGTAGAGTTGACCTGCAACTACTGCAATAGTAGCGGTTCCCCAAAAAAGATAATAGAATCTAGATTTGACTTGAGCACGTCGCTTTGCCGTTTTCATATCTCTATCTGTCATTTGATTTTCAATATAGCATAAAAAAGGAGGGGTTGCAACCCCTCCTCACGGTTATTTAAGTTTCGCTTCAGAAAACGAACTTAGCACCTAGTTTACCGCCCCAGTCAATGACGGAATCGCCAGAAGCATCTTCACCGTTACTGATGCCTGATACTTCACCGTAGAGAGCGAGATCAGCATTGAGAGGATATGATGCACCTACCTTACCACTGAGTTCAGTTTCGTAGTCGTCGCCAGTCTCAGTATGAGTGATGGCAGGACCGCCTTGAACATAGTAAGATAGACCATTCTCAAGAGCACCTTCGTAGCCAATATGAAGATCTGTAACGGCACCAGAGTATTCGCCGTCTGGGTACGAAGCATTTGCTTCTACGTTCACATAAGGACCAGCAAAAGCGGCACCAGAGAACAGGAGAGGGGTTGCAGCAAGTGCTGCGATTGTTGATTTGATAGACATGTGTTTAAATTAAAGTGTCTCGTAGAGTTTAACCTACGGATGGAAGAGAGTCCGACAAACTCTCGTTACGAGGCACCTACCTAGCTCAAATTTGCGGAATTCGGAAGGTTAATCATAGTACTTATCTAAGATATAAGTAAAACTTATGGGATGTATAAGTACCAATAATAAGACGTAATGCATTCACGTCTGACTATTTATACATATTAACACTTTCTTCGGGATCGGTCAACCGCCCTTGTGACAGTTTTATGAGTGGCACATCAGTTAAGGTAGATTTTGAGTGCATCAATGTCAACGTCACCTGCGAGTGCTTTGAGTTCTAGGTTACCTGCAACGGTTTCAATCTTAGCACCAGTCTTCGCTTTTAGCAAGACATCTCCACCAAGAGATTCTGCTTCAAACCTACCAAGTGTGTTAAGGAACAGATCTCCTTTCTCTCCAAGACCTGATGACATATCAAAGGTTCCCTTTGTAAATACAAAGAATTTACCACCATTCTTGAGACCATTGACACCAATCGTCAGGGCAGCAGATCTGTTTTTAATAAGAGGTTTGGAGAAAGAATTCCCTCCCATCACTTGTAGATCAAAAAATCCATTAACCTTTACAGCATAATCACCCAACACTCTGTGGTTTAAATGTCCGAGACTGACCACATTCTTTGATGCTCTAGGATCAAACTGTAATGTTGTTTCTTCTTTTACAACAGTTTCGGATTTAAAAAGATCTTCTTCTAAGAAATTAACATTAGATTTCCTAGTTCCAATTTCCTCTACCCATTCACCAGTTTCTACAATAATCTGTGTGCCTGCTCTAATGGTGATAGTATCGGCGTCAAGGGTGATGTTATTACCTTTTATATACTTATCCCCTAAAACCTCTTCTGTGCTGTCTCCGTAGGCGACAGTGCTGATAGCTTCACCATTTCCAGAACTAGTATCAGTTTCAGATCCTTCTCCTTCGCCAGGATCTTTGCTTGACGCAACATATTCACTGACCAGAGGACCACTCTTGATCATCTGACCATTCTTAGTATTGATTAGTAATCTTCCACCACAAGCATTACCTTTACCACCCTTACCAGAAAGAATAGCAATGTCACCATTCTTTTGGATGTGGATGCCATGACCCTCTAACTTGTCCTGTATAGATGCACCCCACTTATCAGAGTAGATTGTAATTCTTTCTCCATTGACAAGAACAGTATATTCTGTACTTAGATTTTCCTCATCTGTAGTACCGTCAGTATTAGTATTACTTTCGTTTTCGGCACTCAGTAATTCTGCATTCGCTAGTTCTTCTGATCTAGTAGTCATAATTTACCCCCTACGGACAATCAATATAAGAACCAGTTCCAACCTTAGCAGAACCAATCTTAATTCTATTCTCAGCATCTAGACATGAGAACGAAGGAATAAACCTTGCTCCATATCCACCACCACCAAGAACTTTAATTTCTGGATAAGCATCAAATGTTAGAGTTCTATTTTTTATCCTGACACTGACAACTTGACCTCTATCATTAATTACTGCTTCAGCAACATTAGGGTCTCCATCAACAAATACTGTGGGTTCTGTGGTATATTCTCTTCCTGGTGTAATCATAGTAAAGGCATCAATAATACATTCTAAGTTTTCTGTTTCTGGTTTGTTAATTTTATAACCAAAACCAGGATCCATGATACGAATCTCTGTGGCAAATCCGTTAGGATCTAAAAGAACCTCTCCTGATGCTCCGTATCCAGCACCAGTAATGAAAACTTTAGGGGGTTCTGTGTATGGGTCACCAGTATCATCAATTGGAACGCTAATAATTCCACCAGTATTGTCAGTAATAGGACTTCCTGCTCTGGGTAGAGAAGGTATATTATCTTGAGTATCATTAGATGATTCATCTTCTAACTCATTGATTGCCTCAGAACTAAGTGATGCAGTATCAGAGGTAATTAAAACAGATGCAGATGCTCCTGTGCCAGGTATAGAGAAGATCAGTGATTCTTCATCTTCAATCACATTGTCCTTGGCAATACCAACAACAACAATTGCTTTAGATTCTTCAATAATAAAAGTACCTATTAAATTATTACCAACAATATCGGATGGGGATATACTAGGTCCAAATAGTTGATATCTTAGAGTTGTTCCTTCTGGAACATTTGTAGTTGTGATAGTATAAGTAACAAACTCTCCTTCTTTTACAGTAAATTTATCAGGAGTAACATCGTAAGTTGGAAGTGTGGTAGTATCATTATCACCTGTTCCATTCTGTGTATTACCAGTAAATGGATCATCTGTTGGATCACCAATAGTAGGTGGATTTGCTGGTACAGCAATACCACTATCAGGAGTGACTGGTGTAGTTCCAGATGAAATAGAACTTTCCTTAATGACACACCTAGCAATATTTTTTACAAAAGTTGAGGTAGGAACAGTAGCACCGTCTTTGATGTTTCTATCTGGTGTCTCCACTTTAAGTCTGACAAAGAAATCCTCTTGAACTTCTTTAATTGAGTCAACAAAAGTTCTAACAGTAATATATTGTACTGTCTCACCTATACGGAAACCTACAATACCACTAGACTCTTGGTAATCATCTCCTTTGAGAGCACTGCCATCTCTTGTTTTAAATGAAATACTAGATGCAATATCAGTCATGCCAGATCTAGTAATCGTAAATGTTGCTTCCTCTCCTTCTGTTACTTCTATATCAGAAATATTATACACTATATTTCTCTGCTGTGGTTGAATTCCACCAACAAATGTAATGTCTGTAGGACTCACTCTTGTTCCTTCTTTGTCGTCCTTACATGTGTATTGTGTCCAATCTTCAGCATCAAATTTATCCAGATCCTCTAGCAACTCATCAAGAAAATCTTTCTTCTTCCCTGTGCTGCAATTTGTGCATTTTACTGTGGTTTTAGCACATCTTTTTTTAGGTCCGCTACACTTAATACCAAGAAGATTTAAAACATAATTGATTGCCTCTCCAATCATGTTGATTGGTTTTGCAATAGCACCAAGAATAGATTGTAAAGGTCCTAAGATATCTGATAACAATGAATTCATCAGAGACTGTATCTTATTGAGAAGACCACTGATGAATTTATCTAACTGACATGCTGTTTGCTTGTAGATGTTAAAGAGATATCCAAATATAACATCAGTCAACCATTGTGCTAAGCGTTCACCAAGATCTGCCATTTCACAACCAACTTTTGCTAGTTGATCATTTAAAAATTTGGTGATTCCTGACAGAGAATTACCTTCATCTGTTGGTTGTATTATGGCATCTACTAGGTCTTTAACACCTGCCTTAATTTTCTTTAAAACATAACCTTTGATTTTGGCAACAAATGATTTAACAAGATAAATTGCCTTATCTACATACTGCCTACCAAGGTCAACGGAGTCAAATAAACCACCTGATAGTTCATTAACTAAGTAAGTTCCTAGTTTACCATTGTTCCTTTGTGTCTCATATAGCATTTCGCTAAAGAGTCTTTGGAAGTTATTTTTTAGGTCGCCTTCTTTACCACACTTATCTGCTTTCTCTACACAGAAATTGATTCCTCCAGCATTACCCTCACCATTTTCTCCATATTTTTGCTTTACAATTGTAGTGAGAGGAGAAGTAATTACAGCATCGTTGGTTCTTAATTTTCCATCTGCAACAACACCAGCACCTTGTGCATCAACTGGACAAACTTTTTTATCAGATGCATTTTGATCTGCTGCAAGTTTTGCAGCGTCCACATATGTTGTAAAAGAATTACAACCATCCTCTGCTGTTGGTTTATCTTCCGTCTCGGTTTTGGTAGAGTTCGCTACTCTACCAACACTTCCCATAATTACAGGTTGTTGTTTATCATTATCTAAAAAGAATCCAACAACCCAACAACCAGAAACAAGTTGTGATGATACAGATGCTACTGCACCTACTCTGTGAGGATTAGTCACAGGCATCATCTGAATCGCCCAAGGCAAGTCATCGTCCTGTACAACATCACAAGATTGTGGATGTAAACCTACAATACGTACCTTACATCTACCAGAACCTTTCGGGTCATCTCTGTGATCTTTTTCAACTTGACCAATCCACCAATTAAAACCATCGGATCCTAATTGATGTATTGGGTATAAACTTGCTAGGGATTGATCCATCTTATTCAATCATCATAAACTAAACACTCAGGTTCTGAGGGAAATTGATCACAATACAATTCTAGGTATGTAGGATCATGGTGATCACCTGCTGCAATCTCCTTCTTATGATGCTCTCTATACTCTTCCAATTCTCTGAGTTCACCTTCTACATGGCGTCTCATTTGTGGATTAGTTGTTGGATCTTGAAGGATCTCTTTATCTTTTTGGATATGTTGTTCTATACTTTCCATAAGTTACCTATGTTACTTGGCTTTCTTTTTCTTTGATTCCATAAGAATCTCGGACTAATTCTAGCACTGTATGAAATTTAGGGGTAGCACCTGTCATGAATTGATGATTTAGATTTTTAATCAGATATGTACCACTGTGTTCAGGATCCCATGCATCGTCACGTTTTATTTCGGACATCGCTTCAGGAATTCTGATTTCAATTTTATCACCAGCACATAATTCCATATGCCCTGTTATAGAAATAGTCAGTTTCTGATTGAATAAAATTCCTGCTCTAGCAATACCTTGGGATAGGTAATTCTTTTGAAAATCAGGAAAAGTATTCTCACCATCTCCACCATGTTTATCTTCGTTAGAAGCAACTTTGGTGTCGTTATACCAATTCTCATGATTAATCACGGTTGACATAACTCTTGATGGGTATTTAGATAAAGACTCTTGTCCAATTGGCAGTTTGTCTTGACTCCCCAAATGAGCCATGTCTTTCCACATATCTTTTAAATTGTATACTCGCTCTTCATATTCACCAGTATTTATGTTGAAGTAACAGCATATTGAAGCGTAAGCACCCTGCCTCAACTTCTTAAACATATCAATTTCTGTATCATAAATTACTTCTTGAATTTTATACAGAGACTGTGGTCCTACCTTTGCTGCTTGATAATAGAAAGTGCCTTTAACTGGATCTCCTTCAAATTGAGACTTCTCATCTGATACTAAACGATCAATTGATTTGAAGTTAAACCCTCTATTGGTCTGAAAAAATAGATATCCAGCAGTTCCTGTTGCTTTTTCTGCTGTCTGTGGATTTACATCACTTTCTGTAATATTATCAGCACCCACAGAACCAGAAGAACTGCCACTTTTAATACCAACACCCGTCTTCTCAGAAATTGTTCTGGGTAGTAAACTTCTAATAATAGAATACGGAGATTTCTTAGTTGGTAGTAACTTAATTGCCGTAATAGATGCTTCGCTGCTAATCTTAGAAGCAGGAACCTTTAGATACTTTGTTAAAAGATTTTCTACAACAGTGGTTGTATTACCAGTTTGTATTGAATTAACACGAATACCTTCGTTAAGTAGTCCTTCGGTAGAAATCAAACCAAGTGTATAAACTTGTTTACCTCTAGTATTGACTCTGTTTTTAACAGCATGGACTCTAAATTCAATTGTGTATATACCTGCTGATTCTCCTTCATCAGTTAGATCATCTATCTCTACAACCACTCTTTCAAAACCTTGAATAGGCATACTAGAGATTAAGTTTTCATCATTATCAACCACGACCATTTGACCTCCATATGAAGGCCACATGATATCTTCGCTATATTGGAATGAAACTAACATTCCGTTTTGACCATCATGTAAGTTTACATATGGTTTTCCAAAATCATCACCAGCTTTATACAATGATACTGACTTAAACCTAAAACTTTCAGGATAAGTCTTCCTTTCAAAACTAGTGCTTCCTCTTTCGTTTGCCATTTATTTACGCATATGGTTCAACGTACATCCATCCTTGGAATGGTGATGCTGCATTCTGAATAGCAGAAAACTCTGGTTCAGAAGTCATCTCATTTGTTCCTGATTGGTTATTTATGACCACAGGATCAATACCTCCAGACATAGCAAGCATAGACTGATTAACTTCATCGTTAATAGACTCTTGATTGATATGATTTGCTATAAATGATTTGTTTGATGCTGGTGCATTTAGAGCAGTCATAGGCGTCACTTGCTTCATGAAGTAGGGACTGTCATTAGCAGATGATTTCAATATACCCATTTGGTCATATTGTCTATGACGTTCAAATATATTATGAAGTATAGTACCTGGTGGATGTGGATTTGGTTGATTTATACCCTCAGGATGATTTGGATTATACTTCATCTTTTCAATTGGATTTTTCTTCTTGCCAAATCCCAAGAATGCCATTTGTTGACCTGGTCCGCCTGTACCACCTTTACCAAAGTAACTACCACCAGTACCACGCATCATAACACGGGAACTACTAGATGTTTTATATCCACCGCCTCCACCACCAAAGATGAAGTTCTTAATTTTTTCAAGAATTCCCATCTCTCTACCCATTTTTCCACGGTTACGAGATGTAAACTGTTTTCTTCTAGAATCCTGTTTTTGTTGATTAGAAACATCAGCAGCAATATTGCTGGTAACCTCGTTTGGCACGCCAAACATAGATGCGATTGGTTCGCTTAGTAACTTAATACCACTAAGGACACTACCAACCATAGGAATGTTCTGTAGTACATTACCTAGCAGACCCATGGTTACCATACCTGCTGCTTTTGGAACTAGTTCCATTGCTTTAGCAAGTGTGCTCTGACCAAACATACCAGATTTGCCTCCAGAACTAACTGCTCTCTTCCTCATTCTTGGCATCATACTGGGTGAATTATCACCAGGAAATACTCCGCCAGCACCCATACCTTGTTCTGCTCTTGGAAGCATAGGCATATTCATATTGACAGAATTATTAACAGCAGATGTTTGTCCCTGTGTATAATTATTGTCTAAAGGAACAATAGCTTCATCTCCATGCAATACTGCAAGGTAACCACTGTCAGGACCAGAAGCAATACCACCTCGTTCAAATTCACCAGCAAAAGGAAGTTCTAATTGTGTCCCATCTGCCGCAGGAAGTAATGGAGTGTTTGGAGAAATTACACCCTCCGATTCAGCAATGTCAAGTTTCTGATCTTCACGTATTTCATCACGTGTATCACCTGCCATCTGAATTCTGTTGGCATCACTAACCTCACGTACTCTATCTTGCTGTGCCTCTTTTATGTTTGCTTCTCTTGAATCTTCTCTCTTCCTAGCAAAATCATTTCCTACTCTTAAGGCATCAATAATCTTGTCTAATTTATCAGTAACAGTATCACCACTCTCTTCTAACTTCTTGTAAGTTTGAGCAATACCTTCTTGTGCAGAAATAACACCCTTCTTAGTTTCATCCATCTGTTCTGTGATGGAATTGATACTAGAACTCAATGATAGTGCTACAGCAGATATAAACTCGCCAAGTTTCTCATCATGTACCTGAGTACCTCTAGGTCTACGAGGAGATGTATTTGTGATAGGTTTAGTTGCTACTGGTGTTGTTGGAGTTGTTTGTGCTGATAACGGTGCCCCAACTGCTACATTAGGAAACGGTTGACCAGACAATCTTGCCATTGTAGCAGCATTTGTCTTAAAAGGTCCTACAGGACTAGCAAATGGAGTTGATTGACCTCTAGCAAAGTAATTATTGTAATCACTCGGCATTTGTCTCTGAAATCTTGTAGGAAGTCCAGAAGTTGCCCTTACCTGTAGTGCTCTACTAAAAAACTCACCTCTACGAAATTTAGGATCAACACCAATACTATCTGCCCATGCTTGCGCTTCACGTTTACTAGAAGACGCCATAGAAGCGGCAATCATCAATTGATTTACAATTGATTCCCCAAAATCTCCAGAATAAGTTTTTTGTAAAGATACTGCCATATTATGCCTCGGCACCTAACCTTGCGAATATTAAAGCTTTCATATCAAATTCACTACTACAATTAGCACTTGTAACAAGAGGAGTAGCAGTTACATTACTCATAATGTTATTAACAACTACCACTGGTTGAGTGGTTTTTCTTTTAACATCATTTCTATCAGAACTCTTAGTAGTAACTAATTGTGCTTTACCAGTGTTACTCATCATATTAGACGCTGTAACATAGTTATCTATAGAACCTGATGATGAAACTGAATTAGCATCAGTTCCAGATGATGAATTTGGTTTCAATTTATCTAGTAAACCATGAGGAGTGCTACCACTTGCTCCCATTATTATTCTAATAAGAGCATCAGCATTACGATATTTTGCTGCACTACCTGGTTCAAAGAAATCAAGACTAGTGTGCCATCCACTCATTCGTCCAGCATTATTAGGTTGTAGTTGCGGAACACCAGGTGTATCAACACTAACAAAACCAACTTTTCCTAAGATATCACCAGCACCAATTTCTTGACCTGGTTTGACATAAATCCCACCATCGGGGAAGTGAGAGTATAATGCATCAAACTCCTGTCCGTTACTTGGATCTACACTCCTGACAACAACTACGTTACCATAATTTTTACCATAAAGGAGTCCTGTCTCAAGAACTGTGCCAGGAAAAACATTGTAATTATTCTTATAATCTTTGAAACTAAAATCAAGACCTGGTTCTCCAGATAAATCTTTTCCTTGCTGACCATAGAATTCAATAGTTGAACTATCACTCTTAGGTTTCATTAATGGTGTTACTGGTGTAACATTAGATCCTCCACCACCTTTATTATCGTTGTCTTTAGAAAATACTTGTAAAGGATCTAATATCCTTTGCCACCAAGGTCTTCCACCAGTATATCCTGGTTCCTCTTTATCTTCACCATTATCTTCACCATTATCATCAGTTTCCTCTTCCTCTGCTGCCTTTTGTGCTTTTCTAATTTTTGGCAACTCACGATCTTCAATCATCTTTTGCTGAGTAGCAACAGTCTTTCCACTTGCAGGAGTAAGATCAAAGTTATATGATCCTGTTGGTGTAACAGTGCTTAATCCCTGAGCACTAACCAAAGCTTTAGTATCAACACCTGCTGCTTGACCTAATGCTATTGTCATTCCAACAATATCAGTAATTAAAGGCATTACTGTTGGTGATGCTACAACGTTAGGAGTTCCACGTTCAAATTGATCAGGAGTAATACCAATTGCTTGCATAAAGAAATTAGCAAAATTTTCATCCGTTAACAATGGTAAATTTGGTTCAATATGTGCTTCATATGCAGATTTATCAATATCACGCAAAATATCAAGCATAGCAAATCCCCAACCAGCAAATGGAATAGCACTACCAAAAGACAGTAACATACCCTTAGGATCGCCCATGAGAAGGCGAGCTATACCTTCAACTGCACCAATAGCAGTACCAACAAGAGGGAAACCACCTTTAACAGCACCAGTTGCCGCCTTTTTACCTAATTTCTTTGCACCTTCTCTACCTACTTTTTTAATAAGTAAATTTCTTGCTTTGGGACTATTAAAAAATGCCATCAGAATATTATTCTGCATGGTCTTCGCAACTTTTTTTCTAGCTGCTGAATTGAAGAGAAGACTCTTTCTGCCCGTTTTTTGAAGTGCCCTTTTACCAATCTCCGTTGTCGTTTCTCCTACAACTTTTTGTCCTGGTCTCATTCCAACAAGTGCTTCTAGAGCATCATCTGCCATATCACCAGCGGCATCTCTTGCAGCACGATCGCTCAATAATTTAGAACCATATTTTTTAGTTACTTTTTTAGTAAAAACGTCATCTAATGAAGGAATTGTCCTATTACCTAATGCTTTTGTAATTCTCTTTTTAGGTATTAAGTTTAAACCTCGCTCTTTTGCCAAATTTGATAAAGTTCTAGAAACTTTAGGAGCATATCTTTTAATAATTTGTCTAGAAGGTTGCTTTGTCTGTAAACCTAAAACTTTACTTAATATTTTTGGAGATACAAAACGAGCAATTGTTGTGAGTGCCTTTTGCTTTATAGCTTTTAATCTAATGGTTTTAGCAACCATTTTTCTAAGTGCTCTAGCAATAGGAGACCTACCCCTCATAAATTGACGAATACCAAGTCTTTTCAGTAGATCTTGCATGACAGCAAAATCTCCACCACCAGTATCAAGAAGTCCAAAAGTTCCTGATACATCATTTCCTTGTTCTAATTGCCTCTCTAATTCCTCAAGAACAGCATCTTCTCTTGCTTTTGCAAGAGTCTCGTTCCTCATATTTAAGACGCCCAACATTGCGTCTAACTTTTCTTCCAGAATTTGATTCTGGTTTATAATTAAACTCTGCGTATCTGCAACCGCAGCACCAATAGTCGTAATTTTAGCAGACATGGCATCTGAAGTTGCCTTTGTCTGTAAAATTTTAGCTTCTAATGGAATAAAATTTTTAACTACAGTCTCACGAAGACTGCTATCCTGCACAGGGATAGATTTTGGGTCATTTTGAGTTAACTTTTTTGCTGCGTCTTTTACCTCTTTAGACGCTTGTGCTGTCTCATCTCTCTTTTTATCATCATAATCTTTTATAGCACCATAAATCTTACCAGCGATAAATACGCCAAAATCTCCAGTATATGTCTTGGTAAGTCCTGCCACTATTTGTTCTTAGCTGCTTCTTGTTTTTGTTTGAGTTCTTCAAGGTATTGGATAAGGAATGTAGTATATACTTCCCTTTCCCAAGGTATCATATCTTCAATCTCAGTCAAACTATATTTATGGTACTGCATCAAGGCAAAATTCATTCTATAATACCCTTCCAGATTGTTTTGGAAGAGTGCTATGCGAAAAAACTCTGTAAACCCTCAATTGTGTAGTTAGACTCTTTACCAGTTTCAGGATTTGTAACTGTGAAAGAATGCGACAATTTTGGAAGAGTACTATAAAAATACTGGATCTTCTCAAATTGCTTTGTAGTCAAACTATCAACAAATTGACGAAATTCCTTTTTTGTAGTAGTAGAGGAGTCATATACCTCTTCATCATCAAATATCTGATCAATTGAATTTGCGATAAAGGTATAAACCTCTTCAGTATTCATTTCCTTCTGTAAGAACTCCCTATCAATGAATTCTTGCATACTAGGGTAATTCATGACAATACCAGTCTTTTCATCAAACATGATTTTAGGATCATGTCCTTCTACCTTCAATACCTCAACATCATTAATATTGATTTGTGCCTCTACCTGAGTTTTGTTGTCGTCAAGACACGTAACAGTCAAACTGACAACTTCACCAATAGATGCTGCTCTGATCTTCAAAAAGAGATATTCAAGGTCAAAACTAGGCAATGTATCTATCTTAATGCGTGAAATAACGCAATTTTTCAATAAATCCTTTACCGCACCAATTATCTGTTTTTCGTCTTCTGACTCAAGTGCCATCAATAGCACTTTTTCCTCTTTTACGAGAAATGGGCGATATTTGATAGTTTTCCCTGTAGAGGGTAAATCAAGTTCATACGTTGGATACCCTAACTTTGGTAATGCCATAAAATTAATTTCAAGTCGTATATTTATATATGCGACTTTTTTGACAAAAAAATAGCGGGAAAAATTTTCCCGCTTTCATGTAATTGAAAAGTCAATTTTGCTATACGTCTTGAATTCCGAAAACTGCTACACTAGTTCCTTGATAAGGTCTGGTGAGATCAAGACCACCCGTATCTCGCTGTGCCTGTGCTAAATCAAGTGGATCCAATCTGTAACCATAATCAACGGTGTGTCTAGAATAATAGAAGTTTACGTTGACTCTTGCTATCTGTGAACTACCATAAGAAAGAGGAACCGCATCAATAGAGTATGGATATGCATTTTCAAGAATAAATTGTACAGGTGCTCTACCACAAGCACTAGTAGCATTAGGTTCTGTCTTAATTATTCGTAGATTGCAAGTATAATCGTCCATATATTTGATACGATTAGTTCTATTTCTGTTTTTGGGTGCAACCTCAATAGCTTTGTAAATACCACCTTGATGAGTTTCATCTAACTCACCGTAAATAAAGTTATACCAAGAGTGAAAGAACCTTAATGGTAACATTTCAGCATCACAAAGAAATCCCAGTGTTAGATCTGTAAACATTCTTCCTGTTGGATACTGGAATGCATTTTCACCAAGATATCTACCAGATAATTGACCAGTAGCAGATTGCACATTAGGTAGTTGTGCTTCATCACATAACATGTGTACAATATCTGTTTCAACCTGTGCTGAGTATATATTTGGATTCAAGTCCGAAAAGTACACATCAAAGTTAGTCGTAAGGGACATACCCCCTTGACGACCAATTTTTGACATAAATTCGTCTATACGTGTTACTGCCACTCTAAATATACATGTTGGATTCTACATTATATGTATATGGCTTACTCAGGATTTTATAAACCTGCAAACCCAAATAAGTACCGTGGTAATCCTACTCGCATAGTGTATAGATCACTATGGGAGAAAAAATATATGAAGTATTGTGATAATACACCAGCAATACTGGAGTGGGGAAGTGAGGAAATCATAATTCCATACCGTTCCCCTATAGATAATAGAGTACATAGATATTATCCTGATTTCTACATTAAGGTGCGTGAAAAAAGCGGAAAAATATCAAAATACATTGTTGAAATCAAACCTAAGAAACAAACTAAACCCCCTTATGGTAAAGATAAGAGAACTGCTGCCTACAAAAGAGAAGCTCTAACCTTTGCAAAAAACCGTGCTAAATGGGATGCTGCTGAGGAATTCTGTGACGATAGGCAGATGAAATTTTTAATACTCACAGAAGATCATTTAGCGGTATGAACAAATGGCACAAGGATTTAAGGACATACAAGTCCCAACAGTACGAGAGGACTATGGTTACAAAACCATATTTGAAAAAGTAAAAGAAGAAGCGGGTGGAGAAAACAAATCTTATCTATGGTATAGAAACGCTGTTAGAAAATACGCATTAAAAATTAACGACAACCCACAAAGATTGATACGTGATGAATGGAGAGATCAGTTAGGTGATGTTGAAGAGCAAGAAGATACCAATGAAATAAGAAGATATGCAGTCTCAGGACACATGTATATCTTTGAGTACAAAGCAAAGACCGCATCAAAACTACCATATTATGACGAATTTCCGCTTGTATATGTTATTAAAGCAACTAGAAAAGAATTCTGGGGATTGAACTTACACTACGTCACACCTAAGAAGAGAGCATGGATAGTCAAAAGATTACTAGATGGTAAGATTGATGCACCTCGTAGTTGTTTTCATAAATACCTAACTACATATATTGATGGGTATTTGCTTGATCTAGCAGCAGCTGAATGGGCATCTGCCATACTACTACCTATTGAAACATTTGTGAGAAACAATAGGGGCAAACAAGGACAGCAATCTTATCCAAAAGAAGTTGTCTGGGATGAAACAAATGAAAACTTCTATGATAAGATCAAACAAAGAAGAATCATTCGTGGTTATGGTAAACGATCAGATAGAGAAATGGTAACCTAATGTCAAAATACGATGGTATAGATTTTCCTGGTGGTAAGTGGATGTGGCGAAATGCCATGACCAGACCAGAGTATAACGGAGAACCGATTGCAAACAAGAGTTATTTTATAACTCCCGATGGAAGGTATTTTGAATTTAGAGAGTCTGGAGACGGTGCGTTTTTTGTAGATTTTAGATGGCAAGAAATTACAAGAGAAGGATACATTGAAAAATTAAAGTATAGTGGAGAATATACTTTAATCAATGATCAAAGAGACCTAGATACGATTAAAGCGGAAAAAGAACTATCTGAGACTACAAAAATACGTATCGGACCAGGACCTATTGAAGGGCATAGTAAAGATAACTCACTCCGTTGGCCTGATGATATGCTTGATGATAGTAGTGATTGGGTTCTATTTCAATTTGGAAAATACACAAAACCATTTGCTAGAGACGTAAGAAAATTATCTGGTATTAATAAGAATAAATGGCAGAGAAAACAAGCAGGTGAAAACCAAGTATCACTTGATGAGTATAATGTTTCCGCAGCTGCATTGAAACAGCAAGGACCATCAATAATGCTACCAATCCCACAAGATGTAGCGAATGAAATTCAACAAACATGGCAAGGAAAACAATTTACTGCTTTAGGTAGAGCATCAATCGCTGCTGCTGCCGCTGGTAACTTTAGTCAGATGAAGGACGTTTTTAAAGATGTTGCTGGTAATCTAGTAGGATTTCAACAATCATTGACTAAGTTAGCATTAAATACCATACCAGGTGTTGGTGGTAATATAGAGTTCAATGATATCAGTGGATCTACTAGGGGTATTGTTATTAACCCAAATGCAGAATTACTATACGACTCTCCTCAAATGAGAGAAGTGGGTATGGTATTTAAAATGGTAGCAAGTAATGCAACAGAGGCGAAGTCAATTTATAAAATTTGTCAAACTTTTAGACAAAATGCTTCTCCCGAATATGGCGGAACTGACAATGCAGACTCTGATGAATGGAAAGAAACCAAAGGTCAATATGAAGGAACAGATGCTGAAAATTTCTTTGGTAATATGAATAACTTTATTAGAGTTCCTAACCTATGTAAATTTACATTCATGAAAGGTTCTAGTGTTCACCCTTGGTTAGTACAATTCAAACCATGTGCTATCTCTAACGTAGAAGTAAGCTACACACCAGATGGAACTTACGCAACTCACCCAGATGGTTCTCCTGTTGCTGTGGAATTAAGAATTAGTTTCATGGAAACAAAACTTGTATTTGCACAAGAAATCAGCAGAGATATAGACTCAAAATCAGGATCATTCTAATGTACTTTTCATTACTACCTAACTTACAATACGATACTAAACCAATTAAGTATCCATTCTCAGAATCTGATTCTGTGATTGTAAAAAATTTCTTCAAGAGATTCAAAATTGATGACAATCTCTTTGGGTATGCTACGTTCTATAAAAAGTATGCTGTACCAGAGGGTACAAAAATTGAAAGCATAGCAAAAAGATACTATGGCAATGAGTTCTACGATTGGGTTATCATATTAACCAATAACTTTATCAATCCTCAGTTTGGAGTAGCATTAGAAGAAAGTGTGGTAAGAAAAATTGCCGAAGAAAAATATGGAGATGATACTTACAGTGGTATACATCACTATGAAACTATTGCAACAAAATCAGGAAGATTTATCAATAGTTTACCAGTCCTAGCAGTAGAGGGAGGAATAATAGTAGACAAAAAATTCTACGATTCTCCATTTACATATTGGAATGGCAGCACCCATGTTACTGTCAATGGTAACACCGTATCCAAACCAGTTACCAATTATGAATATGAAATTGCAGAGAACGAAAAGAAGAGAGAAATCTATATTTTGAAGAGAAGTTATTTCAATAGATTTGTAGAAGAATTTAAGACACAAAATCTATACGGCGAATCTTCAGACTTCATAAGTAAGAGACTTAAGAAAACTGGTTGACTTTTTTGACAAAAAAATAGCGGGAAAAATTTTTCCAGTTTTATGGAATTCAATAGTCAATATAGTCACAGGTCTCAGGATGTTTCCTGAGGAACTGATGTACATGACCATGAACATCTACATCTAGAGTATGATGTGCTCTGGTGTGGATCACTTCAATCATTCCTAGAGTTCCAATCAACATTAGATTAACTAGTGTGACTGGATGAACAAAAGCTTGAAGGATTTTCTTCATTCGTCAGTGACTTCACAATTAGGATTAAGATCTTCTACCATTTGTCCACCAATATCTGCACCTTGTTCCATGCCCATCATCGTAGCAGCACCAGCAAGCACCCAACCAACATAAGGAATAGAGGCAAGACCAGAGCTAGCAACAGCAGCACCGACGCTACCCCCGACAAGCCTTCCCGTTTGCTCTCCTCCACCGACCGCCTTGATGCAGGCGACAGACTTTTTTGATTCGTCTCCTGTTGCTGAACCTCCACCTTCCAAGTGTTCAGAACCACCCATTGTGTACTGCTCAGTAACTTTAGTGGTGTTGTTACCCAGTCCCAGAAACCCTGCTTTTCTTTTAATATCTCTCTCCACTGTCATGACAGTAGGATCATTTGATTTATACTCAATAGAGTATCCATCTTTACCTGCTTGCACATTGTATGATGTGTAGTCTCCTACAGGTAAATTAATTTGTGGTAGTTGATTGCGATTAGCAACCATACCAATCATTGCTATGTGGGTTAGTCCTAATATGCTACCTAGACTTATTCCTATCCATTTGTTCATCATCTCTCTCCTCTCGGAATACCAGTAACTTTTCTCCATACCTGACACCTTCCATTTCTGGGTGAGGTGCAGGTAGTTTTGTTACCTTTGGTTTATTCATTTCAGACAACGTTGATGACATCATTTTCCACATGAAAGCAAACGTTGCTCCAAAAAGAGCAACGAAGCAAATCAGATATACTGTTATCAGGACATCATTCATCGTATTCTAATTCTTTGCCAGGATATAGTTTCTTTTCTTCTAACACCTCAGGATATAATCGTTTGTCGTCAGACTCATAAGGTGGTTGAACTGACAATATAAAAGTATTTATATCAAAAGTCTCAGATCCTGTGATAATTGCAGCAGCACTTGTACCAGTTGCACAAAGAACTGTTGCAGCAACAAGAGATGCCTCTGCCAATTCAAAAATTTTACTAGTCCGAAACACTTTGTTTCTATTCAACATAATCAAATGATAACACAAAAGGGACACGTTGCTGTGTCCCTTGTGCCAGTTTATTAATTGTCCTCTGCGTACGAAAAAAAGAACTCGTTCATCATTCGGTCAGCATTATCAGCACCGAATCTACTAGACATATATCCTAGGATAGGGTCTAGTTTTTTCATGTATGTATCAAAGTCCTTGTAGAAGGATGTATCTTCACCACTTGGTTGTGCTTCATCAACCATAGCACGATACGTTTCAAGATACTTTCTAAAGTCTGGTAGATAATCATCTACCTCATCAAAAGTACAGTACCTTACAAAAATGTTCTCTGAAAAATGGTTGCCCATCTCAAAGAACCGATAGTCTTTCTCTGCTTTAGGTAAGTTAGGCAGAGAAAATAAAAGTTTTTCAACTGGATGTTGGAAGTCAAATACAATGATAACTTTCTTCTCAAAGAATCCCATGAGATCCATACCAAAACAGGGAAGATAACTCCCTGTCTTGGGATAGATTACATTGTTATAGATATCTGATTTCTCATTGTAAATATCTACTCGTCTTGATTTTATAAAATGTGGGGCAGTAAAGATGTCTGCTGTTAAAGTCAGATCACCTTTACCTTTCCACTCACACCACCGTGAATCAAATTTAAACTCAGGGAAAACATCATCAAGAACTCGTTTGTAGTTGACCCAGAGGTCAACTCTATCAGTCATCCGATGCTAGTGATGCGAAATATGATAGAGCATCATCATCTTCAACGACTGCTTCCTTCTTAACTGGAGGAGGTGAAGACATTTGCTGACGGAAAGAAGACTGAGGAGTAATGTCAGGAGCGTTGAAAGAACCACGACCTTCACTCTCATCTTCTAGTGACTCATCAATGACCTGTCCTGAGGGACGGGCAGGAGCACCTAGAACAAGGTTCAACCTCTTCTCTAGGTCTTCGTATGATTTGAACTGTTCACGTGCTGTGAACGCTTCTAGCGAGTGCTCTTGCTTCCATGTTGCTTCCAGTTCAGTATCATCTGCACTAAGAGCACTAACGTTATCAAACTCACTGCTGTCATAGTTCCAGAATCCTGCGACTTTTTTGATCTTCAACTTGAAGTTAGCACCTTCCCAAAGATCAAAGACATTTACTGGTGTCTCGTCTTGGAACTCAGGTTGCATGGCAGCAAGGATCTTGTCATGGATCTTCTTGCCATACTTGTAGAGAAATACTTTGCCTTCGTTCTCAGGATGCTTGGGGTCTTTAACAACAAAGATGTTACTGTAGTAAGAGAGTTTACGCTTCTGCTTACGAGCAGTCTCTTTGTCTGCATCTTCGCCACTATTCCATAGACGACGATTGACTTCCCCAACAGGATCTTTATCGCCAAGAGTGGTCAAAGAATTCTCAATGTACCAACCACCTGGTCCTTGGAATGCATGAGAATAAACCTTTGCCCAAGGCACGGTCTCTCCTTCTGGTGCTGGTAGAAAACGGATGACGGCATAACCATTGCCACTTGCATCTACTTCTGGTTTCCAGAAGCGGTCGTCAACATTCTTATTACTTACCGTTTTCTCTAGTTCTTTTTGTAGAAATTGTAGATTAGATTGGGATTTTTTCTTTAGGTCTGCGAAAGACATATTAGATTACCTCGGATTAATTTGGATTTATTTTGTTGTGTTGGGTCTTACGTGCAGTCAAGTCTCCCCGACTCATCTGCCCAACGTTTGTGTGGTGTGGGAGGTTGGGTTCCTGTGTACCAACAAGAGGAGGGCATTTCTACAGTTTAGAATTACTCCTCTGCATGAGACCT